CGGAAAAAATTTTCCCGCTTTTATGGAATTGAAAAGTCAATTTTCACTCACCTATAGTTGGTAATGGTGGTGGAGGATTAGGATTAAAGACCTCTGGATCTGTTTTTGGCACAGCTGAGACATCATTATGATAGATGGTGTGTCTAGTATAATAGAACTGAGCAGTAACTTTTGTTAACAAAGTTGAACCAAACTGCAAGGGAACTGCATCAATTTGATATGGCCACGCTCTTTCTAACACGTATGTTACAGATGGTCTTAGTTTACGATAAGAAGGACCTATCTCAGTCTTTGTAACGGTAATATCTCTACAATAAGAGTCTGGATATGATAATCTATTAGTTCTGTTAGCGTTTCTAGGTGAAGAATTTGTAATCTGATCAATCTTAAGATCTGGTGCGTCTACAGGTCTTTCTCCAAAAATGCTTCCATACCATTCATTTAAAAACTTTAGCGGAGTCATGTTAGCATCACACTGAAATCCTAACTGAAACTCTGAAAAAACACGAGTATGTGGGTAATTTATCTGACCCTCACCCATGTATCTACCTTTTAGTGTGCCTGATGCAGCAGTAACGTTAGGTAACTGAGCTTCATCACATAAAAATTCAAATACATTATCAGTCAAATTCATGCCTGCTACAGTCACTGCTGGGTTAGGAAACTTCACAACAAAGCTATTTGCCAATGACATTCCGCCATTAGCATTCATTACTGATAAGAAACTTTCTATAGACACGCTAAATATCTATGTTGGTACAACTATATTTATGGCGTACTCTGGGTATTATAAACCTATACATCCTCAGAAGTACCGTGGCAACCCGACAAATATTGTTTATAGGTCGCTATGGGAACGAAAGTTCATGGTGTTCTGTGACAATAACCCTAGTATATTACAGTGGGGAAGTGAGGAAATAATCATACCATACAGGGCTCCTGATGGTAAGATAAGAAGATATTATCCAGATTTTTGGATTAAAGTTCGTGAAAAGTCTGGTAAGATCACGAAGTATATCATTGAAGTAAAACCCAAAAAGCAAACACAACCACCGAATGACAAAAATAAACGAACTGCCTCCTATCGTAATGCTGCATTAACATACGCCAAAAATCAAACTAAATGGTCAGCGGCTCGTGAGTATTGTGAAGACAGGCAGATGAGCTTCTTAATACTAACCGAGGATCATTTAGGAGTATGAAAAAATGGCAACAGGATTCGCGTCTGTACAACGCAATAACATAAACACAAATCCAGGTTACAAAACACTTTTTGAACGAATAAGTGCTAAAACTGGAGGAGAAAAAAAATCACTAGCATGGTATCGTGCTGCTGTAAAGCAAGAAGCTAGTGCATATAAGAAAAATTTTAATAAGTATATCTTAAATGAGAAGAGTGACAGAGTTGGTGCTGTAGAAGAGCAAGATGCCAATGAACTTCGTAGATATACTGTGCAAGGTCACCTTTACATGTTTGAATACAAGGCAAAGATGAAATGGTTACCATACTATGATAGATTTCCACTTGTATATGTCTTAAAGTCAAGTAGGAGTGAGTTTTGGGGTCTCAACCTACATTATTTGACACCAAAGAAGAGAATTCAAGCTACTAAAAAATTATTACAAGGTAGAATTGACTTTCCTAAGAGATGTTTCCATAAATACCTACAGCCCCATGTTGACGGTTTGTTATTAGATTTAGCTGCGAGTGAGTGGGATACCGCTATCCTCTTACCTACGGAAGATTTTGTGAAAGACATGAACGGTATGGCATTTCCTATTCCGAAGGAAGATGTCTGGGAAGAAACAAACGAAAACTTCTACGATAAAATCAGAGGTCAAAGAGTTGTGAAAGGATACGGAACAACAAAATCTAGGGAGATGGCTAAGTAATGGCATTAGATCCAATTGGAACCCAATATAAAGGTGCTCCTGAAAAATTTCCAACAGGAGGATACTATAGAGGTATTGACGGACGTTATTATGTCTGGAGGTTCCGAGGTAAAAATCAAGGAGGACCCGTATGGGTAGTGCAAGATGAAAATCCTGCATTAAGTCCTGATGCTTTCGCAATGATTAAAGTGGGTAAATTTCTGATTCCATCGGATGCTCCTTCTTCTCCAACTTTTAAACCACCTGTTGTAGAAAATGACGATGCAGTACCAGCACCGATGGCTTTGTCATTTCCTGCTGACATGAGAATTGGTTATGATTCTGACTATGTAATGTTTGACTTCTATAATTATCGTCCTCCATTTCAAGGAAGAAGCGACATAAATGATGAGCAAGCATTGAATGCTACTTTAGCTCAATACAATTCAAGTAGATATGATGAAGAATATAAACGAGATGAAACTTTTCCTCAAATTAGATTATACATGCCTGATGATATACAAGATGCATTCAAGGCAGACTGGCAAGGAAAAGCTTTTGGAGGTATTACCGCTGGTCTTCTAGCATCTGCTGGTGCTGATACGATTAAGAAAAAAGTAGAAGGTGCTTTTAAAACTTTAGGAGACTCCTTAAACAAAGCTCCAATTAATGCTGCGGCTAATACAATTACAAAGTTATCCAGTGGTATTACTGGAGATTCTATTACTGCTGATGATGTTTTTGGTGGTATCTCTGGTGTTGTTAGAAATCCAAACACAGAATTATTATTTGAGAAAATGAACCTGAGAACTTTTGATCTCACGTTTAAGATGGCACCATATAGTGTAGAGGACTCTGAACAGATTGATCAGATCATAAACAACTTTAAAAAAGCAATGTTACCAAGATATGCTCTTGGTGATGCCAAAGTATTTGGTTACCAAGATGATCAAAATGGTGCTATACAAGCAGGATTTATTAAAGTGCCTATGGTATGTCAAGTATCATACATGACAGGATCAGCACCTCACGCATTTTTACCAAGATATAAGAAGTGTGCTATCACAGACTTTAAAGTAAATTACACACCTGATAACAATTATGCATCTTTGAACAATACATTTCCTGTTGCTGTTGAGATAAACATTAGTTTCCTAGAAACAAAACTCGTCTTTGCTGAAGATATTGATCCTACTTTAGATCCAGATTTCCATAATACAGCACCATCAGGACAACAGTATGGTCCTATGGGAAGTGATGTTAGATTGAAAGAGAACATTACTAAGGTAGGAAACTCACCATCTGGTATCAATATTTACGAGTGGAATTACAAATCAGCACCTGATACTAGGTATCGTGGTGTCATGGCACATGAAATTCTAGAAGCACATCCAGAAGCTGTTGCACTAGAACCAGATGGATACATGAGTGTTTTCTATGGAAAAATAGATGTAAACATGGAGAGAGTAAAGTAAATGTATTTTTCTATCCTACCTGACATTTCATATGATGAGAAACCTATCAGTTATCCTTTCTCAGAGTCTGCATTTGTAACTGCAAAGAATTTCTTTCGTAGGTACAAAGTAAATGAAGATGTATTCTCCTACGCTGTCTTCTTCAAGAAGTATGCGATTGTAGATGGAGAGCGTCCAGATTCTCTAGCTTTGAGAGCATACGGGGATCCATTTTATGATTGGGTCATTCTTTTGACTAATAACTTGGTCAATGCACAGTACGACTGGCCTATGACTAACCTTGAGATGGAAAAAGTGTTGGCATCAGAGTATGATAATCCATATACAGATATAGATCACTATGAAACTATAAAGATTGGACAGTATCCTGCTGGTCTACATGTGGATGAGACATTCTACAATGGACAACATAAAATTAATATAGATGGTAACATGACAATAAAAAACGGTAACGAGATTTGTAGTCCCGTCACCGTTGCTGAAAATTTGTTTAGAGAGAACGAAAAGAAGAGAGAAATTTATCTTCTTAAACCTGCTTTCTTCCAATCATTTGTAAATGATTTTAGGAAACAGAATCTCTATAAGAAAGATGATAATTATATCAATCAAAGATTAAAGAAAACTGGTTGACTTTTTTAGCAAAAAAATTGCGGGAAAATTTTTTCCAGTTTTATGGAATTACCAATCGGATTCTGGACAAGCATCAGGATTCTTTTGTATGAACTGATGTACATAGCCATGAACATCAACTTCATATGTATGATGTGCTTTAGTGTGTATAATTTCAATGAGTAATAAAAAACCCACGATCAATAAATTGATCTGGGTTATTGGATGGAGCAATGCTCTCCAGTATTTTTTCATTAGAAGTGTTTGTTTTCCCAACCTTGTCCCAACCAGTTATCCCTTTTAAATGCAGGGATAACTTCGTTGACAAGAAACTTACGATTTTGTTCTGCGATCTTCAATGATTTAGTTTCAAGAGCAGTTACTCTTGACTCAAGTTGAGATGCAAACCAGACAGCACCACCTGCTTGAACAAGCAAGAAGGATAGTACTGCGAATGGAATCTTGAGGTCTTTCATTATTCCTCAGCAAGACGTGCGAAGTATGACAACGCATCGTCATCATCAACAACTGCTTCCTGCTTCACAGGAGAAGGTGCTGCTACTGGTTCATTGAAACTATCAGCAGCGTGATCGTAACCACGACCTTCACTCAAGTCTTCAAGAGACTCATCAACAGGACGAGCAACAGGACGTTGACCAATACCTAGAACAAGATTCAACCTCTTCTCTAGTTCGTCATAAGACTTGAACTGATCCTTAGAAGTGAATGCTTCTAGTGAGTGTTCTTTCTTCCAGATCGCTTCAAGTTCATCATCATCTGCACTAAGAGCAGACACACTATCAAACTCAGAACTG